GTGTCCGTATGTTTTAGTTGAAAAATACTTTGCCATTAGTTTAATTTTTTGTTAACCTTGTCTACTTGCTGAAGCCATTCGTCACCTTTTTCTCTGATGACATCTGTCAGCTCGTTTGGGATATTTAATTCTCCATCGATGATTGATTTTAAAAAGTGGATCAAAACAGTAAATTCATTTCTCTTTGTAACTGTCTCTGGATCAACTCCGTACTTTTCCATTGCGTCAAGCATGGCCTCTGTTGTGTCGATCAATGCCTTGATGCTTGTACTGTGTTTTTCAAAGTGTGCCATTATGTTATTATTTTAGGTTTTTCAGGAACGACAACTTTAGAAAAAATTCTTTTGTATTCTTCCCTTATTTTATCATTGATTCCAGCCACCGCGGTGATATTTTTACCATTTAAAGTAATAGGCTGTTCTTGGTTGGCAGTAGAAAAGAATGTTCCAAATGCAAGACCCTGAGGTCCTTGCATCAGCACAAGAGCTTTGTCTATTGCTATTGCGTCGGCTGTTTCACTAGTGACAAATTTGCCAATAACTTCTTCTCCGGACGATAATTTCAAGGTTATAAGATCTCCATCTTTGTATTTTTCAAACATATAACACTAGTATAAACTTTATTTGGACTTTGTCAACTGCTTATTGATAAACTTGGCCATTCCTTCGTAAGTTTCTTGAAACACGTTTCCGTGTTTGCTCCACTCTTCGGGCATCTTCCATCCTTCGCGATTTACCACTATCCACCTTGTCTGTGGATCGGAATATCCCATCATTTTATGGAACTGGTATATCCAGTATTTGGGGTCTACTGGTCTTTTGATGTATTGATATCCTGTACTACCTTTGTACATATTATTAACATCTCCATCAACGTCATAAAGATCATATCCTATCATGAAGATGGCTTTTGGTTTGAAAGTCAAAGCCAAAACACCCGAGTAAGGACCTGTCCCCCAGTGTTCAGGAAGATCTCTTCTTTCCTCGCCTGAGTATGGCAGTAACGGCAGTTTTTTAACATTGGGCCACATGGCAAATTGCTGTTGGTATTTTTCTCTTGTGTATATTGTTGTTGTTTTTCCTACGGTGTTGGCCGCTTCTTGACACATATGCTTATCAGCACACACAATATATTCTGTCACATAATCTCTGAATACCGCGTTGCATCCAATTACCGTAGAGAACTGTTTTAGTGGTGCAATATCGAATCCCCTACGTGATTCCCCATTTCCTATAATGCTTACAAACTTGGTCATAATCGCTTTTAAACACCCCTTTAAACAGCTTTAGAGCAACATACAGCACTGGTAAAAGCCATCCTGGAGCAGTTATACAAAATATTTATAACCCTACTCTTTGGGCTTGATCTTTCTGTATTTTGATCACATTTTGGTTATTTGTTTCACTCCAATTGCCATTAAATCTACCCCTAGAGCAGGTGTTACAAATTAAATTTTTTTTACCTTCTGAATATTTTTCATTGAAAATAAGTGCGTGTTCTCTTTGATGATTCTTCCAACATTCTTCTATTCCGATATCAAAAACATTGCCATAATTTGTTTTACCATCTGCATCATCACAGCACAATAGCGATTGTCCATTGACTAATATTTCCATTTTCCTTAGTATTGCACCAGAGCTCATTGCACATCCAGTTATGTATAATTTTTCAGATATGGTTGCGTTGTACGGTTTTGTCCAGTTGCCGTCTCCGTCGCCTAATCTGTTTGTAAGCCAATTTGTTTTCTGTTTGACCTTGCCTAAAACCAGTCCTTGATATTCTGCCAAAGTCTCCGCCGGCACAGGTTTTCTGTTGTCTCTATTTTTAATTCCTAGTTTTATTTTTTTTGACAGTATGGGATATTTTTCTTTGACAAATTTAAGACTTTGCAGAGTTTTTGCTTTTTTGATCTTCATTTGATCCCACATTTCTTCAGTGGTGTGTCCAATTACTGAGATGTGTATTTGACCAACTAGATGTTCATATTTCTGTAGTATGTCGCATTGTTTTTTTGTAAATGAAACTGCATTCGTGGTTATTCCTACCTTAATTTTATACTTGTCAGCCAGTTCCATTATCAAGTCTAGGTCAGGCTGTACAAGAGGGTCAGAATATCTCCATGGACTGATTGCACAAGAGTAGTCTTTGACATTATATTTTTTGATCAAACTTCCATAGTCGTCGAGCAAGAATTTTATTTGCTCTCTGCTCATTTTCTTTCCGTTGTATTCTTTGTCCTCGCTTAATTTTGTGTAAGGGCAACAGAAACACTTGGCATTACACAGATTGATAGGTTCAAATGCTATGCTTAACGGTAGTGGTAAAAAGTTTTCATATCCAATCATTACCCATATTTAACCATGAGGAAATCGTTGTGATGGATGCTGTCAGATCCCAGGCATCTGTAACCCCATGATTCTAGCAACTCTTGGGCATGGATGTTTCCTTGGTTCTGTTCTATTACTATTACAGGCCATGTGGATCTAATCGTTTGTTCTGCACCTTTGATTGCTTTCAATTCATAGCCTTCGATGTCCATTTTGATAAATCCAACATCTTTGAGGCCGAACGAGTCCAGGGTTCTCAATTTTTTAATTCGTGTTTCTTTTTTTGGGTCTTTACATTCTTTGATATGGCCTGATTTTTCAAGTTTGTCTGTCAATATATCCTGTGCTTCATCACTTATACCATAGATCTGATATTTGAATTTTTTACGATTTTTGATGTTTAGATAAAAATGTCTAGTATACTTTTCCCTAAAATCAAAACATTGTATAAAGCCAAAATCATCTTCCATTTCTCTTGCAAAGCCTCCTTCCCTGGCTCCGATATCTACCGCGACCGCAAAATTTTTTATATAGGGTTTGGCCCACTGGTAAGTGTTTCGCCATGGTGCAGTTTCTTTCTCTACCGCTTGTGGTGTCATGTCTTTGAAAATCATTAATGTTGTTCTTTCCCCATAATAAGGTGCCATACAGTCTTGTAGTGTTTCCATGCCTTGCCCAGTGCTGGATACTTTCTCCGCATCTTGATTGCATATTCGTTTGTCATTTCTTCTTCGTCGACTGCGGTCTCCATATCCTTGGCATAATCAGATTTAGAAACTAACCGTCCACGACTGCCGTCTTTATTTTGCACATAGACTGTTTCTCCTCCGTCGGGTGAAATGTATATTTCGTTTTTTCGTGGCATTAATAGGCCTTTATATGATTTCCGTTGGGCGGAGCATTACGTATACCGTTGTGTTGCTCTGCGGTACTATCGCCGTTGTGTCGAGGAATGAAATGTATGTGTGGCCAGTATATTGTTTGTCCAGCGGCAGGTCCTCTATTTTGTCCTACATTGAATCCGTCTATCTTCTTTTCCTTCATCCATTCTTCACCACAATAGTAGGCTAGTTTGTATGCTTCTGATACTGTGTCTGGATCATTTTTTTTTGGAATGAACAACAAGTGTCCGGGTACAACAGGATACTTGTCATAAAAAACTGCACAATGTTGATTTTCAAAAAAAGGTTTGTCGTTGCCCAGCCATGTTGATTCTTCGTAACTATTGATCTGTTCCCTTGGTTTCTTGTAGGTAGGTTTTTTTGATGGCATTTGTTTTTATAATTCCTATCTTTATATTACTTGAGTTTGGCATGTTTTTCAACCTTATCTGTTCCCAAAACTTGGTTTTTGTTACAGATGGATTGTACTCATTGATATTTAATAGGTTTACAATCGCTTTCCTTACTTTCTCAGCACCGCCGTGTTTTTTGCATGTGTCTGATCTACCAACATGAACTACTTTATCACCAATACTGATTTTATAAACACATGGCAATCTTACCCATGGCGTTTTTGGATTTTTACTGTGCCTTACTTTGTGTTTTTCTATAGTGTACAGATCATCTATGTTATACCATTTAGTTTGCATGGTCATCGAAGTCATTGTAAAGTGTGTATTTCGCTGTAAGCTCTTCCCCGGAATTAATTTTTCTAGTAGTCACCAGATAGCACACTGGTTTTTGATGCCAAAACCCTTTTATGTTTTTGCAATTCGGATTATCTGAATGATTATAGAAGGCTCCGAGAGCAGTCCTGATAGCACCATGTGGAAAATTTTTATCTAGTATGTGGACTATTCCTAAAACAACATCAGCATCAAAGTCTTTCGTGGCAAAAAGTCCAAGACCTTGCACGTCCGATTCCTTGATTGTCAATCCATCTGGTAAAGGTCTATACATATTAATATTTACTAGGATCCTTTATTTCTAACTGATTGAAAACAGTTTGAACCTTCCTTGCTTGGAAGTAACAGTCTTCAAGAGCATTATGCAGGCCGGTTCTTTTTTCATTAGTGTCACGAGGAACTAAACTGAATAAAGTTCTGGAGTCTCTTATTTGCCAATAGTTCCATGGCACAGGAGTTTTCATTTGTGCATAAAAATTTTGTAGTATTGCATAATCAAAAAGAGGTCCTTGACACCAAAACACATCAACTCCAACACACCATTTGTTCAACTGTTTGATAAAATATTTTAAATCTATCCTGTCATGATCGCCTAGTGCTTCTTCTCTAACATCTTCTGCTTGTTGTCCCCACCATTCAACAGTTTCTTCCATTACATCTCTGCCCATAGATGTCTGCGAATCTACATCTATTCTGTAGTACATTCCTTGTGCAGGCTCCACAAAAGAATAAGGATCAAACTTTACACCACCTATTGTCAATATCGTGGCATCAGGCCTTGTGGATAAAGTTTCTAGATCTATCATAGCATGAATCATACTACAATTATACTACAATTAAGGTAAATGTCAACTAGGCGTCTATTAATGGTGGCAATGCTTCTGGACGCATTAAAGTTGGTTTATTACCATCTTCAAGCCACTGTTGAAATATCTGCATTTCATCTTCGTTCCAACAATGTATTTCACCAGATGATTGTGGATACATTTCTCTCATTATTTGTGTGGTGTATAGTGCAGTGTCGTAACAATTACTGTATGTTTCAAAATAGGTTCCCGGATCGAATACTGCTTCACAATCTGTGCCGAAACATATTATCATGACCATTATAAATTTCATCTAAAATTATTTAAACCTCTGCGATGTAGCATTATACGACTACTTCTTCTTTTTGCTAACAGTTCTCACTTTAGCCTGTAGTCTGATTAGGTCGTTGTCCAGCATACGCACCCGATCAATCAGTTTGATAAGTGTCGCTGAAGTCGAACTCAATTTTGGAGTGATTTCGGTTGTTATGTATTTCCAAAGGAACCATATAAAATACGCAAGAAAAAATACAGCGACAGTGGGAAACCCGTAATCCTGTACAATAGTTGTGATAGTCGCTACATCCATTAGTCTTTCCTCGCATCTGTTTTACCATCAGCTCTGGCCACCCTGTCCGTGTCCACAGGAATACCTAGTTGCTCTGAAACTTCTTGGTCGATTTTTAAAATATCATTATTCATTGTTTTTACTCTGTTATCTAATTGTGAGATAACACTTTCAATAAATTTTATTGAACCAACAATGCCGTTCAAAATGTATTTGATTATGAACAGTATGAAAAAACCCATTCCCACAGTCGCGGCAATTGGTAATCCTAAATCTGCGACTAATTTAAAAAATTGATTCATTATGTGTGTATTTAACTTTTGATTGTATACACTTTAATTTCTTCTGTTTTGCCCTTTACCGTAATCTTATCCACGTAATCAAACTCATAATTTAGTTTGGCGGCCTTTACAGTTTCCTCACCTATGACCAATGTCTTGCCTAGTGTCTTACTACTGCTTTCCAGTCTACTTGCAAGATTGACAGCATCACCTATCACACTGTAATCAAATCTCTGGTTTGACCCCATGTTACCTACTAGAGCTTCACCTGTGTTTATACCTATACCTATGTTGATGTTGGGAAGATTCTCTTTTGCAAGTTCTGTGTTTAACAGTTTCAATTCTTCTTGCATCTCGATCGCGGCCTGTACAGCATTTTCTTCATGCTCTGGATCATCAATAGGTGCGTTCCAGAATGCCATGATGCAGTCACCCATGAACTTGTCTATGGTTCCACCGTTTTTTATTATGATGTCGGTCATCCTTGTTAAAAATCTGTTTATCAGTTTAGTAAGTCCTTCTGGATTTCCTTTGTACTTCTCGCTAATTGGAGTGAAACCTCTTATGTCTGAAAACATAAATGTCATCGTCCTTGTTTCACCACCCAGTTTAAGTAGGCCAGGATCTTTCTGTAATTTTTTAACCATGGCAGGTGCAAGGTAATGTTCGAACTGTTTCTTGATCTGCTGTTTTAAACTGAATTCTTTTACAAACCTATTGAACACTGCATGAAATCCTGTAACAGTGGTAACAAGTATTATCCAACTGGCGTCCCATAGTTGCAAGTGCTTGACGAAATAAAAGTATGCACCATAGGCCGTTC